TGTCGGCTGAGAACCCGGACGCCCTTCGAGGCATCTACCTTGATGAGTGTGTCTTCGACGAGTTTGGCATGCAGAACCCGAGGGTATGGGGGGAGGTTGTGAGACCGGCACTGTCTGACAGGCAGGGCTCGGCATGTTTTTTGGGAACCCCGGCGGGCCACAATCATTTTTTTGATTTGCTGGAAACGGCCAAGGGGCAGTTAGCCGAGGGCAGCAGCGACTGGTACTACAAGATTTGCAAGGCCAGTGAGACAGGGATTGTGCGCCCAGAGGAACTTGAGGCGGCTCAGGCGCAGATGACGCCGGAGCAATACGAGCAGGAATACGAGTGTTCATTCACCGCAGCGATTATTGGCGCGTATTATGGTAAGCTCTTGGCGGATGCTGATGACAATGGCCGTGTGACGCGGGTGCCTTATGACCCGGCCTATCCAGTTCATACGGCCTGGGACTTGGGTATCAACGACTCGACAGCCATCTGGTTTGCGCAAGTGTTTCGCGGGGGCGCGGTAAATGTTATTGATTATTACGAGAGTTCTGGCGTTGGTCTCGACCATTATGCAGATATACTCTCAAAGAAAGACTATACGTATGGCGACCACCTCGCTCCTCACGACATTGAGGTCCGTGAGTTGGGCTCGGGTAAAAGCCGCTGGGAAACGGCTTATACGCTGGGAATCAAATTCAGGGTCATCCCGAAAATGAAGGTGGCAGATGGCATTAACGCTGCGCGTATGTTAATACCTAAATGTTACTTTGACCGCGACAACTGCGGCGAAGGTCTTGAGATGCTAAGACAATACCGGCAGGAATGGGATGAGAAGCGTAAATCCTTTAGGGACCATCCAAGACATGACTATACGAGCCATGCAGCGGATGCTTTCCGTTATCTTGCTGTTGGTCTTGAAAACCGAGCAGTCATGTCTCGTCCTCCGCAGCAGATTGCGCAGATGGAATACAACCCTTTCACGCTATAGAGGCAACTGATGACTGAAAAGGTAAGTACAAGCGCTGGCCCTTCCGGTAGACAGCCTGCTTTCCCCACCCCTACGGGGGTAGCTTTGAGCGCCATTGGAAGGTTTTCGAGGGAGCGCCAAGCCAAGATTCTAAAGGATGACCCGACGGCAGAAGTGGTACGCGATGCCAGTGGCAAGCAAGTTGGCGTTGTACACAAGGGCTTATTCGGCGGAAGGGTTTATAGCGGTCGGCCTGAGTTTGACCCGATTAGTGGTGGCCAAACCCAACGTGATGAACAAGCTACGATTATTAGCGCCCCAGAAACCACTCCAGAGCCAGAAGTCACCCCAGAGGTTACGCCGGAGATTGTTCCTGATGACCTCATGGGTAGCACAGAGCGCGGTCGCCGTCGCAGCAAGCGTCTTGGTGGTGCTGGCACTCTGCTTGAAGGCGGAGGCGCACTCTATGAATGAGGCCATGCCAACAGTGTTGCCTGAAACATCGCCGCGCAGAGGGATTTTGCGTCTTCTGTCAGACCGCGAAAGTGCAGGCGGCACAGACAGAACAACAATGAGCAAGGACGACGGGAAGCGCACACGCGGAACATACCACATCACACTAGAAGCAGCGCAAGAGCATGCCCAAGAGTTTCCCTTTCTTAATAGATACAAAGGCTTAAGTGACCAAAACAGAGATAGCTTTGCGCAGTACATGATTGAAAACCCAGAAACAGAAACAAAACTGGCAAGGGCCGTTTTGGATAAAAAATATGCAGAGCTTGAGGCGGCGGGTGTTAGCCTTTCTCAACTTAGAGAATTTGAAAGGGATGCTCTGGGCTTATTGTTTTTTAATGCTGGCACTGGCAAGTTTACAAGATTAAAAAGAAATTTATCTGCGCTAACAAAGTATAGGGCAAAATTTGGAGAAACCCCTACACCAGAGCAAGCAGATATCTTGGAAAGGTTACGAATTGCTAGTGCCGGAGAAATGGATGCAATTAACGCACAAGTGATTGTGGAGCAGGAAGACGGAACCAAGATTTCTGAAAGAAAACCCGTCCGGGGGTTGGCAATAAGACAGCTATCAACACAAGACTACTTTTTAACAGGGGAAGACACGTTTAAGTCATACTATCCGGGCGGAACCCGCGCTGAAAGCGTAAGAACCACAAACAAAGCCAAGCAGCTTATTGACGCTTCTAACCAGCGCGGCCAAGCAGCTTTTGAAGGCGCTTTGCCATATATAAAAATGGATGCGGCCCGAGAAGATTCCCAAGGGATTCTTTCTGTGACTGTAAACGAAAAAGACGAATTGTCAGACGATGCTCAGTACAGGCTGGTAAACACTGAACTTGACGGCATCCCAGAGCTATCGCCACCACCAGACGCCATGCTTTTTGCTGGCCCGCAAACTGAAACACCGCAACCGTAGCCAAGAGGGTATTATGAGCTTTTTAACCCCGTCTGCACCACCACCGCCACCTCCTCCTCCGCCTCCTCCTCCGGAGCCTGACCTTGGCCGCGCCCGTGTTTTGGCAGAAGAAGCCGAAACCCAAGCCCGTGCAAGACGCAAGGGAAGGGGTGCTACGATTGTTGCTGGCGCTTTGGGTGATACGACAGAGACTAAAACTGGCACACCGACATTGATGGGTTAGCTATGAACAAAGCATCCGAACACGTTAAACGCTTCGATTACCTCAAGAGCCGCAGAGATAACTGGGACACGCATTACCAGGAACTTGCGGACTATATGCTGCCCCGAAAGGCAGACATTGTGAAGAAGCGGTCTCGCGGTGAAAAGCGCATGGAGCTTATCTATGATGGCACTGCGCTTCAATCCATCGACCTAATGGCAGCTTTCCTGCACGGGATGCTGACCAGCGGGGCATCGCCTTGGTTCCACTTGGATGTCAAGGACGAAATGATTAACCGCGATGACGATGTTCGTGAATGGCTGCAAGACACCAGCATGCGTATGATGCAGGCCTTCCAGCGGTCAAACTTTGAGACTGAGGTGCATGAAGCGTATGTGGACTTGGTTGTGTTTGGCACAGCCTGCATGTTCTGCGAGATGGACCGCAAGAACTTACGGTTTAGCACCCGCCACATTTCTGAATATTATGTTCAGGAAGACCAGTATGGCATGGTCAACACGGTCTACCGGCTTTACAAGATGACAGCCACACAGGCTGTAGAGCGCTTTGGTCTTGAGCGTGTCGGTGACTTTATCCGCAAGAAGCACGAGAAGAACGGCGACGAAGAGATAGAAATCCTTCACGCAGTAATGCCACGCACCGACCGCGATGTAACCGCGCCGGACAATATGAACATGCCGTTCATGTCGGTGTATGTTTGCAAGGCTACCGGGATGGAGATTTCACAAGGTGGCTTTGAAGAACTGCCCTATGTTGTGCCTCGCTTCCTGAAAGCTACCGGCGAAGTGATGGGCCGCAGCCCTGCAATGACAGCGCTGCCTGACGTTAAGATGTTGAATCTTATGTCAAAAACCATCATCCAAGCGGCTCAGAAGCAGATTGACCCGCCGTTGCTGGTGCCTGATGACGGCTTCTTGCTACCTATTCGCACCCAGCCCGGTGGCCTAAACTTTTTCCGTTCCGGCTCCCGCGAGACGATTACGCCGCTGAACACGGGTGCCAACATTCCTATTGGTCTGAACATGGAAGAACAGCGCCGCACCGCTATTCGCCAAGCGTTCTATGTTGACCAGATTCTGACTGCTGGCTCTCCGCAGATGACTGCGACAGAGGTGATTCAAAGGCAGGAAGAGCGCATGAGGGTCATTGGCCCCGTGCTGGGCAGGCTCATGAATGAGATGCTTCGCCCGCTGATTGACCGTGTGTTTGCGCTGATGTTGCGCAACGACATGCTGGCACCGGCACCTGAAATCCTCCAAGGTCGTGACATTGATATTGAGTATGTCTCACCGCTGGCACGAGCGCAGAAATCAAGCAGCCTGAACAACACCATGCGGGCGCTTGAGATTCTCCTGCCTCTGGCGCAGAGCTTGCCGGTTGGCGACCACATCGACCCTGATGGGTTAGTCCGCCACGTCACAGATTCACTTGGTGTCCCGAAAGCCACACTCAGGTCGCAGCGTGAAGTAAACGAAACTCGTGAAGCGCGAGCGCAAGCAGAGCAAGAGGCTATGCAGCGCCAGCGTGACCAAGAGGATGTTTACACAACAGCGCAGGCTGCACAGGCCGTGAGGATGGTTCAGTCGTGAAGGACATAGAAAAGCTAAAGCATATGTACAAAGAGACCTTTGAGACCGAGGGCGGTCAGAAGGTCTTGCGAGACTTGGAGGCCCGTGCGAATTGGAGGGCGTCCAGCTATGTGGCTGGCGATGCAAACGCCACCGCATTTGAAGAGGGCAAACGCGCTGTCCTGCTTCACATCCACAACATGATGACACAGGAGTAACAATGTCAGAGGAAGCTATCGAACAGGTAGCCCAGCCTGAAACTACACTGATGGAAACCCCAGCAGAGGTAGCACAGGGCGGGTCTGGTAACGAGTTCCTATCCACTATACCGGAGGATTTGCGTGACCACCCAAGCCTGGGGCCAATTAAGGATGTCGAGAACCTCGCTCGTTCTTATGTAAACGCACAAAGACTGATTGGCGCGGACAAACTGCCGATGCCAGTCAACCCAACAGCCGAAGACCTTGACAACATCTATAGCCGTCTTGGCCGTCCAGAAAGTGCGGATGGCTATGAAATTGCAGTTGATGGCAACATTGTGACCGAAGATGTTGCAAAGTCTTACGCTGATGTAGCGCATAATCTGCGCCTAACCCCAGACCAAGCTAACGGTGTGCTGGAATATTACCGCGCTATGGTTCAGGAGTCCGGGCAACTAAGCGAAGCAGCGGAAACGCAACAACGCGCAAGCACTGAAACAGCACTCCGCAAGGAGTGGGGCGACGAGTTTGATGTGCGCATCGAAGACGCGGGCAAGATTGCCAAGCAGTTTGGCAGCGGCGAGTTGCTTGAAATGCGTTTGGACGATGGGACAAAAGTGGGCAACCATCCTGACTTTATCAGGGCTTTTGCCAAGATGGCCGAGTTCCGTTCCAGCGTAACCAGCGAAGATACCGTCGCTGACAACGCCATTAGCAGCACAATGTCCCGCCGTGAGGCGCAAGCTGAAATTGAAAGCATTATGTCTTCGCCAGTCTACACTGACCGCAAGAATGTGGTCGGCAGACAGCAAGCCATTGACCGCGTTCAAGAGCTAATGGAAATGGTTCATGGATGACAAAACAGAGCTTAGGCTTGAATGTTTGCGCCTCGCACTTGAGTATGGTACTCAAAGAGACGTACTAAATCCCCACCTACTCGCAGATACATACTACGAGTGGGTGACGCAGGGTAGCGGGCAAGCCCGTCCTGCCGACAACCGGAAAGACGGTGGCCGCAAGCAGGCCCGAAAAGCCAGGAGTGTCCGCGAGGGTAGCACACCGCAACTTACTGTAAACGCAACTGTAGAGAAGGAGGTAGGCTAATGTCTACTCAAGTAACTACGGCATTTGTGCAACAGTATTCTGCAAACGTGCAGATGCTCTCACAGCAGATGGGTTCCCGTCTGCGTGACGCAGTACGCATTGAGAATGTTGTTGGTAAAAATGCCTTCATCGACCAAATCGGTCTGGCCACGGCGCAGCTTCGCACCTCCCGCCATGCCGACACTCCCCAGCTTGACACTCCGCATGAGCGGCGTCGTCTGAGCCTGGCTGACTACGAGTATGCTGACCTGATTGATGACCAGGACAAAATCCGCATGCTCATCGACCCGACTTCATCCTACGCACAAGCCGCAGCAGCAGCTATGGGTCGTGCAATGGATGACGTTGTTATCACCGCCGCTCTTGGCACAGCCTCCACTGGCGAAACCGGCAGCAGCACTGAGGCAGCGTTTAGCGCCTCTGACGACAACTACATCGTAAACGGCAACACCAACCTGACCCTCGCAAAGCTGCGTCAGGCCAAGGAACTGCTGGATGCCGGTGACGTTGACCCGTCGATTCCTCGTTACTTTGCCGCTGGCCCAAGCCAGATTCAGAATCTGCTGGCTGACACCACGGTAACTTCGAGCGACTTCAACACTGTAAAGGCTCTGGTACAGGGCGAACTCGACACCTTCATGGGCTTCAAGTTCATCATGACCAACCGCCTGAACACCACTGATGACGCAGAAACTGCTGCATCTGGTGACGTTCGCAAGTGTTTCGCTTGGGCCGAGGATGGCATTACTCTGGGTATTGGCAAGGATGTATCTGCCCGCATCGACGAGCGTTCCGACAAAGGTTACGCGACTCAGGTGTACTACTGCATGAGCATCGGCGCGGTACGCATGGAGAAGGCCAAAGTCGTTCAAGTCAACTGTGACGAAACCCCGGACTAAGAGGAGATTAACAAATGGCTAACGTAAACACTTCTCTTGTTTCCAACTTTGAGGCTAGCCCTCAAGTCATGAACGCATCGCATG